CAAATTTTCGGGGGTGATGGCGGCTTCGGTGCTTAATGCCCGAAAAGCCGTGATTTGCTTGGTTATGTTTGTCGTGTTCATAAGCTAATGATTGTATCTGAGGTACTTATCGTCCAAAGATTGGGCTACCACGCCCACAAATTCTTTGGCCATGTTGTCGGCAAGGAAGTCTCTTAGGTTCATGACCGAAGCGTAATACTTGCGCGAGAACCAAGGTTTCTTTTTGCGCTTGCGTTCTCTGCCGATGTCCCCATTGTTACCGCGAGGAATCTCCTTACCCGTACCAAAGTTCTGCCAAAGTCCGTACTCTAAAAAAGACTGACATAGTCCGAGTTCCATGAACCGCCCGTCGGCACGGAGCGGTAACGACTTAGGTGAAGCGAGCAAGGCACCTGTGTCTATCACATCGAGCAAGGTCATTTGCTCTTTCCATATTTTGAGCATGGTTTCGTTGAAAGCCGTGACGAATTTTTCGCGTTCCCTTAATGCGGCTTGTTCATGGTCATTCCCATTCATCGACATTGTATCTTAAATCCGTAAACGTATCCACAGCAATTTGGAAATAGGCACAAGCGCAGCCCGAAAAGAAATACTCGTTCATTTCGTTGAACGTGATGCGTTCATCAAGGTAAATGCACGATTGTTCTAATCGTGTCCGTTCAAGAATGAGTTGGCTCATGAATTGACGGAACACTTCTCTGAGTGTTTCCATGCAGCTGAGCCTTGCCTCCATGTCATCTATGGCATGGCGCATGGCAAGAAAGATGGTTTTCACGCGCCTTGTGCGTGGGGTGTTGGCGAGAGCGATATAGCCTTGGCTCATGTCGCTCACGCAGACAAATGCCGTGGTGCTTTGCATGGTTTGAAGTGCTTCTTCAAAGCCCTCCAAGCCCGACACGCGGGCAAAGGCAAAGCCTTGTGCGGTGGCAAGCTTGTTGCGGGCAACCAATTTTTGAAAGAATGCCGTGGTATTCCAGTTGAGTGTATTTGCAGGTTTCATAGCAGCTTATTTAAGTTGGTTACGCAGTTCTTGTGCTTCTTGTGCCTTGGCATCAAGCTCCGTCAAGGCACGCCAGCAGTCCATTTGCAGAATGGCTGCTTCCTTTGTGATGTCGCCTCCAGTGAGCGCACGGATTTGTGCGTTCATCGCCTGTCGGAGTTCCTCTCCGACCCCCAAATCAGCACTCCCCAAGAGATTGCTTTTCTCTTGGGGTATGTTGGTGAAGAAATGTGGGAACAGACGAGTAAGGTTCGCCTTCACGGAAGCGAACCAATAAAATACAGAAAGCAGTTCTGCTTTCTCCAAACAAACTTTGTCCGAAAGTTTCGGATAAAGCAAATGCGCCATCTCCGCAAGGCATTCCATGCTTTGCGTGTGCAGGAAGCCTTGGTAATAGTTCTCGCAAGCGAGATAATCCTCAAAGGGGACGGCTTGCAAATCGGCAGCGACTGCCGATGCACCGCCAATGACAGCAATGCGCACAGGCATGGGAGCAAAGCTCTCCAAGAATGCGAGTTGTCGCGCAGCAAAAGTGATTTGCCAATCGGCAAGCACCACTTGACGTTTACTTTTCCTATCCTTGACCAAACAGGAGTGTTTGTCTGCACGACAGAGCACAACAAATTCAGCCCATTTGCAAACGCAAAGGGCTAACACCTCGTTCATCGGCAAATCGCGTGCGACTTGTCGGAAGAAAAACAGCAATTGCTGGTCGGACAGTTCCGACCATGACTGAGGTAGAGATATAGAAAATGCTTCCATACTGCGAAAGTATGGAAGCATTGTACTTATAGAAAAGACGAGTTAGTAAGCCTTGAATTTGAATTTATCTACATAGAAAGGCATTTCCTTATTGGCAAGTTCTTGCATTCTCGTAGCACGGAAGTCAGGGTGTTTGGCCATTGCATTCATGAGCCAAGTTTCAAAGATGAAACTTTCAACGAAAGGCACAGATCTTTCGTAGCCTGTAACCATATTCGCCCCAGTTCTTCTCTTGAAATACAGGATGTCATCTTCGTTCGTGTTAAGTGTAAGACAACAGCCAAAATGAACATTTACAGGGCGTTCCTTGAAAATACCCTCATATTGATTTGCAAAATCAATTAAAGAGAAAGGCTCTTTGTCTTTATCCTTTTTGTCTGCAGGAAAGGCAAAAGCTCCAGGGTCGCCATGAAAGCACAGATATACAATATTGTAATCAAAATAAGACTTGTTTCTTAGATGTTCGATGTAATATTCAAAATCCTTTTCGCAGCATACATTGCGAAAAGTGTAACTATCAATACCACTATGGGGAGCGCTATTGAGTAGAAAATCCAACAAAGGTTTCACGTAAGAATCTGATTTCAGATCGTGAACCGACTTTACCCATTCAGTTTCAAGGCAGAATATTTTGCTCATTGTTGTATTGTTTTGCTTGCAAAGATACAACATTAGAACCAATACCCACCTTTCCTTTTGTCATTCTTATATCCATGATTTTCAAAGAGCGCAGCGGTTTCCGACTGCTTCCACTCCTCAAAAATGCCATCGGGAGCATTACGGAGGGAGTTCACGACCTCTATGCAAGATGGCACGGGGACTTCTCCTTCTTCCCGTAGCATATACAGTTCTATTGCGAAGATGTGCCTCCAAGCACGCTTGTAGTGCGGTGCAGATGGGGTCTCGCCCCATCTACCCAATAGCTCTGCTTGGCGCAGAGTCGCCAAGAGTTCACAGGAGAAGAAATCATGCGCCAATCGTTCCTCGATGGCGATGAGTTTAGAATGCAGTTCCTGGTAACGCTGCCAAAAGTGGTCGGTGCTGCCGAATTTCTGAGGCAGATCCAACCACGGGTAAAGCGTTTGCTCAAAGTATTGGCATGGGGCGCTTGTCGCCCATGCTTCCGTACTTGCCAACAAGGGAAGCAAGATAGAAAGCGTGTCGTCACGCATTTTCTCCAACGATAGGAGCAAGCGTTCCACGCGCTCCTTGCTGGCAGGGGCTATATTGGTGTTTGAAACAACACCAAATCCATTGGGGGTAAGCACCAAATCCAATTGTGGAACAGCATGGAGCATGGCTTCTGCCACCACTGCCATACGCGCGTAATGCAACAACTTGTTGTTGGCATCGCGTGTGGGCAGTTCCGTAAGGACTGCCTCAGAGAGGAACGTGGTCGTGAGCCACGCTTCCGCCACCTCCAAGTGCGGTGCAATCTTATCAAAGAGCAAGGTTTCGCCTTGCACAGACTTCAAAACGTTCGGAACGAATATTAGAAGGACCTCGTTGTTAGGTATCAATTGGCTCATTGTTCATCAGATTTTGGATTCACACTAACGGCTTTTGCATCTCGGTTCTCGTCCAACGTGGTAAGCTGGATAAACGGGCAGTCGGGATAAGCCCCGTCCCACCTGTTAAACCTTATAATCAATCGATGCACATTAAACAAAAGGTCGTGATACGGCTTTTGCAGGGCTTGTGCAATCGTATAAAGCTCGCGCTTGTCGCTGCCCGAATTGTTCGTTTGCGATTTGCCTGGCACAGAACCCACAAGGTTTGAGTGCACACGCATGGTAAAGCACATCATATTCACCGCCTCGATGATGTCCGTAGCCCAGTCGCCACCCTCCTTGTCCGTCTCAATCTTGTTAATCACCACATCGTGCTGCTCCTCCCCGTTGGGAGACACATAAAACTCCGAGAAAAGCACCTTGCCCGAATTTTCCATGCCCGTGAGGAAATTGATGATGTTGTCCTTTTCCTCATTCACGCGCTCCTGCTGCTTCACGCGGTCGGTAATGCCCTCCGCCTTGAAGATGTTGCTCCAAAACGATTTGGCAATCTCAATGTGGTACTTGATAGGTGCAGAGTTCTTCAGTTTCGCCTCCTTTGCCACCCCAATGAGTTGCTTGATGTTGTACCACTTGCCCTTGAAAAGTGAGGCATAATAAGGAATGGGATAATACGTGCTGTCAGGCGTCGGCACACGGCTGACCACGGCAAACTTGCGTTTGCCCTTCTTCACCTGTGCTTGCAAGTCCGTCCAAGGACTTTGTGGGTTGAGCAGTGGAATGACCTCCACCTGTTCCGCCCGCACCGAGTTGCGCCAATTCGCGTACAACACTTGTGGTATCACGCCCTCCTTGTTTGCTGGCGCAAAGCGAACATAGCAAGCCTCCTTGCGCAGCACCCTCACCACCTTGTTGCCTTGCTCATTGAGAATAATCACGCTCACGGCAAAGCCGAAGTGTTTGAAGTCCTGACAAACACCGAGAAAATAACTCGCCATGTCGTTATCCAAGAAGAACTCCTCGACCTCGTTCACCACAGATTGCTTGCACCCATTCGTGTCATACACAAGTCCACTCCCATAGCACACCTCTGCATTAAACATTTGGCAAGTGCTCAGCGTCTCGTCACTCTCAATCAACTTGATGATATCAAACGGCATCTGGTCGTCCGCTCCCCAAGGCATATAGCTAACCTTATCGCTCACATGGCGCGGTGAAATCTCCTCCGCTTCCTTGAAAACTTCGCTGCTCTTGGTGGTGAACGCTGCCGCGGCATGATAGCCGGGCAGATCGTTCACGCCAGTTATGTGTAAGTAATTGAAATCGCCCATAGTTTTGACTTTATGCGAAGTTGGGCTGCGGTTCAGCAATTCAAGCGAGCTTGATTGCATTCACCTTGCACCAACCTTGCAAATCTTTTTGCTGCAAAGTAACATCTATTTCAATTTCAAGTAAAAGACACACAACATGAGGTAAATGACGTGCGAAGTAAGGACGAACGGTTTTAGTCTTTCATTCATAAAGTTGAGAATAATTCAAAATATTTGGTTAATGCTTCTAATGTCTAATTATTATATCGTATCTTTGTACAGATAATAACTAAAAAAATGGCAAATAAAAAACTGAATAGATTGAAAATAGTTTTGGCTGAGAAAGAAAAATCCAACAATTGGTTAGCAGAGCAATTGGGAAAAGACAAAACAACCATATCTAAATGGTGTACAAATACATGTCAGCCAGACATTGACACTTTAATGCGTATAGCTCTATTATTAAACGTTGAAGTTTCTGAACTCCTAAGAATTGAAGAATATAAGAGTCAAAATAACAAATAGAAAGAAATATGGCAACATCAAAAAATACTGAAGAACTTAAAAATGAGCTTGGTTCGTTGATTTGGCGAATGGCGACCAACCTTGTGCATGGAGGCAAGGTGTCGCCAGTGCAGTTCATGGACTATACGCTCGGCGCATTGTTCTATCGCTTCATCTCGGAAAATATCACCGACTACTGTAATCAACTTATGGCAGATGCAGGAGTACCCAATCCCGACTATGCCAACATGAGCGACGAGATGGCAGAGAACGCACGCGACCAAATCATCAACGCCAAGGGCTTCTATATTCTTCCATCGCAGCTTTTCATCAATGTAGCCAACGGAGCATCTAAAAATACGGAGCTAAACACCACGCTCGCCAACAATTTTAAGGCTATTGAACTGAGTGCCATCGGCAAGCCGAGCGAAAACGATGTCAAGGGACTGTTCAGCAACTTCAATACTAATGACAATGGACTAGGAACAACGGTCGCAGAGCGCAACGAATTGCTCACCACACTGCTCGAAAGCGTGCGCGACCTCAATTTCACGACATACATTGAGAGTGGACTTGACGTGTTCGGCATTTGCTATGAGCATCTAATAAAGATGTATGCGCTCAACTCCGGCACAAAGGGCGGTGAGTTCTATACGCCGAGCGAGGTGAGCTATTTGCTTGCAAAGATTGCAGCAGCAGGGCGCACGACAGTGAACAAGGTGTACGATCCTGCATGTGGCAGCGGCTCACTACTCCTTAACTTCAACCTTGTGCTTGGAGCAAAAAATGTGGAGGACGGGTTTTATGGTCAGGAGATAAACCTCAAAACCTACAACCTCTGCCGCATGAACATGTTTCTGCACAATGTGAACTACGATCATTTTGACATTCAGCTTGGCGACACGCTGCGCAATCCGCTCCATACAGACGAAGAACCGTTTGACGCTATTGTGTCAAATCCTCCGTATTCCATTCCTTGGGATGGCGACAACGATGCCACGCTCATCAACGACCCACGCTTTGCTCCTGCAGGAGTGCTTGCCCCACGCTCAAAGGCTGATTTTGCCTTCACTATGCACATGCTTTCATGGTTGAGTGCACAAGGCACGGCTGCAATCGTGGAGTTCCCCGGCATTCTTTATCGTAGCGGTGCGGAGCAGAAGATACGCCGCTATCTCGTAAGCAACAACTATGTAGACACCGTGATACAACTTCCGCAGAACCTATTCTTCGGCACCTCGATAGCCACCTGTTTGCTGATACTGAAAAAGAACAAGAGCGACAACCGCGTGTGCTTCATCGACGCAAGCAATGAATTCGGACATGAGGGCAACAAAAACAAGTTGACCGCAGAGAACATCGACCGCATATACAATGCGTATATGTCGAAAGAGGAAGATGCCCACTTCTGCCACGTTGTGACCACAGCCGACATCGAAGCAGAAGACTTCAACCTCTCGGTGTCTACCTACGTAGAGCAAGAGGACACGCGAGAAAAGATTGACATTAAGGAACTTAACCAGCGCATAGCGGAGATTGTAGCACGCGAGCAACAGTTAAGGAGTGACATAGACGCTATTGTAAAAGAATTGGAAGGAGATGTAGCATGATGACAACAAATGGCAATATTGAAGAGACAAGTATAATACAGGCAGTAAAAGATATCAAGTCAGCCATTCTTTTAAGCCAAAGTAGAGCGATCAAAATGATTAGCGGAGAAGAACTCTCGCTATATTTTGGCGTAGGCAATTATGTCAGTCTACATTCTCGCCATGAAGGTTGGGGCAAATCGATTGTTGAGAAAATCAGTATCCAGTTGCGTAAAGAGTTGCCTGGACTGAGAGGCTTTTCCGTGGAGAACATCAAAAAGATGCGAACCTTTGCCGAGTTTTGGAAACCCTACATTCTAAAATGGTCGGCAGTGCCGACCGATTTTGAGAACGCCCAATATGCTGTGGCAATTGACGCCTTTTCTCTTCAAAAATGGTCGGCAGTGACGACCGAAATAAACAGAGATGAATTCTTGGGAATAAGTTTCAGTCACCACATAGAAATTCTGCACAAAACCCGTGACATTCAAGAGGTGCTTTATTATATCCACCAAACTATTCTTCACCAATGGAAGACGCGCGAGCTTAGGGAGGCATTAAAAGCAGATTTATACAAACATGGCAGTGACGTAATGCCTAACAATTTTGTAGAGACAATGCCAACGCCCCGGCAAGCGCGAAAAGCAATAGAAATGTTTAAGGATGAATATTTGCTTGACTATATCAATGTTGAAGACATTGCCAATGATTATGATGACGTAGACGAGAGAGTGGTGGAAAAGGCCATTGTGCGCGACATCAAGAAATTCATCATGACCTTCGGCCGTGATTTCGCTTACATAGGCAACCAATATCATTTAGAAGCCTATGGTCAAGAGCTATTCCCCGACTTGCTGTTTTTCAATAGAGAGTTAGGGTGTCTTGTCGTTGTAGAATTGAAGATTGGTGCATTTAAGAATGCCTATCTTGGGCAGCTCTTTGGCTATCTGCAAATACTTGATGACAAAGTGCGCAAGCCCAACGAAAACCCGTCAATAGGTATTATCCTTTGCAAAGAAGCAAACAAAGCGTATGCAGAATACGCAGTACGCGACTATTCAAAACCAATGGGTGTAGCTACCTACAAAACATTGGATGATATGCCAGAGAAGTTACGCATGGCTTTGCCTGACTTAACCAAAATGATAGAAATCATCAATAAAAACGACGAAGACAATGAGTAAACTCGATGATATGATTAAGAAACTCTGCCCAGACGGAGTGGAGTTTGTGAAGTTGGGAGAGGTATGTATAATAAAACGAGGTGTACGTGTGGTAAAAAAAGAATTGCTGGAAACAGGGAGTATTCCTGTTTATCAAAATAGTCTTACCCCTTTAGGTTTTAACAATTCTGCCAATTATCCAGGAGGCACAACCTTTGTAATCAGTGCAGGAGCTGCAGGTGAAATCGGTTTTAGCAATATCCCCTTTTGGGCAGCGGACGATTGCCTATGCATATCTTGCCCGGAACATGTATTGAACAAGTATGTGTATCATTTTCTCAAGAAGAATGAAATTAAGATAAAATCTAAAGTTCGTAAGGCAAGCGTGCCTCGTCTATCTCGTACAGTTATAGACAATATTGAAATTCCTCTACCACAATTAGAAGTTCAAGCCGAGATAGTCCGCATCCTCGACAAGTTCACTCAGCTGGAGGCGGAGCTGGAGGCGGAGCTGGAGGCGGAGCTGGACTGCCGCAAGCGGCAGTATGAATTCTACCGCGACCAGTTGTTGAGTTTCGATAAAAATACCCCCCCCGAAAGAAATAATGTAGTTTGGAAGAAGTTGAGTGAGGGCATATTGTCAATAAATACAGGGTTAAATCCACGTCGTTTCTTCCGATTAAATACTCCTGATGCACATAATTATTATGTAACAATAAAGGAAATGCAAAATGGTTGTATTGTATTTAATGAGAATACAGATAAAATTAATGATGAGGCAATGAATTTGTGTAATAAACGGTCTAAATTGGAGGCAGGCGATTTGTTGTTTTCTGGAACTGGAACTATCGGACAAATTGTTGTACTTCAAAATACTCCAACAAATTGGAATATAAAGGAAGGTGTTTATGCTATAAAACCAAAACAGGAGATTGTCTTAAGCAAGTTCTTAGCATATCTTTTAAGTGAAACTTCTGTAAGGAATACTTATCTTAAAAAAGCAATGGGAGGAACTGTAAAAAGTGTTCCCATGAAAATATTGTTAGCAATAGAAATACCCATTCCTCCACTCACCGAGCAAAACCGCATAGTTGCCATTCTTGATCATTTCGAGGCCCTCACAACCTCGTTGCAAAACGGATTACCAGCCGAGATAGCAGCACGCCGTCAGCAATGCGAATATTACAGAGACAAGCTGCTGAATTTCAAAAAGAAAATAGCATAACAATATGTTAAAATCATGCTTAAAGGTAGCCACAAGCCACCTTTAGGTACGATTTTAACACATCATCAAAAAAATAGAACCTAATATGCTAGAGAACTACGATATACTATCCGAGAACAACCAAAGTACGGTGGTGTCACACTATGAACGCCCCGATATGGTGCGCGACACGTTCTATCAGAGTGAGACAGACTTGGAGCTCGAGATGATAGAACAACTTCAGCGGCAAGGCTATGAATATATGCCTATCAAGCATGAGAGTGAGTTGATTGCCAACTTGCGCAAACAACTCGAAAGGCTCAACGACTACACTTTCACCGATGCGGAATGGGAGCGTTTCTTTAAGAGCGAGATAGCCAATGAAGGCAACGGCATCACCGAGAAGGTGCAGACCATACAGCAAGACCACATCAAGACATTGGTGCTCGACAATGGTCAGCAGCGCAACATAAAGCTCATAGACAAGGATGACGTTCACCACAACTACACGCAGGTAATCAACCAGTATGAAGTGGAGAACGGACAACGGCCCAACCGCTACGACGTGACGATACTTGTAAACGGACTTCCACTCGTACATATAGAGCTAAAGCGGAGAGGTGTGGCACTTAAAGAGGCATTCAACCAGATAAACCGCTACGGACGAGAGTCTTTTTGGGCAGGCTGTGCATTGTTCGAGTATGTACAGATATTCGTAATATCCAACGGTACGGAAACAAAATATTACAGCAACACCACACGCGCCAACCACATAAAGGAGCAGTCGAAGACAGGCAAGAAGCCAAGGCAGAAGACGTGCAATTCGTATGAGTTTACGAGCTACTGGGCAGATGCCGGAAACAAGGTACTCGGCGATCTTACCGATTTCACCGCCACATTCTTCAGTCGGCACTCGCTTCTGAATATCCTTACGAAATACTGTGTATTCACGGAGCAGAAGATACTTATGGTAATGCGCCCCTATCAAATAGCCGCTACAGAGAAGTTGCTCAACCAAATAGAAATATCGCATAACGCCAAAAAGTATGGAACGATAGATGCTGGAGGCTACATTTGGCATACTACAGGAAGCGGCAAGACCCTGACATCGTTCAAGGCCGCACAGCTTGCTTGTCAAAAAGAATATATTGACAAGGTGCTGTTTGTGGTAGACCGCAAGGATTTGGACTATCAGACCATGAAGGAGTACGACCGTTTCCAGAAAGGTGCAGCCAACGGAAATACTTCCACAAAGATACTGTCTGACCAAATCAACTCGTCGAGCAGCAAGATGAAAATCATCATCACCACCATACAAAAGCTCGCAACGTTTATCAAGAAGAATCCCCAACATTCCTTTTACAACAAGGAAGTGGTAATGATATTCGACGAGTGCCACCGCTCGCAGTTTGGCGAGATGCACACCGCCATTACCAAGCGTTTCAAGAAATACTACCTTTTCGGATTTACAGGTACACCCATATTCAAGGAAAACATGTCAAGCGGCAAAGGTATATACCGCATGACAGCCGACGTGTTCGGCAAGCAGTTTCCGCCGTACACCATCGTCGATGCCATACGCGACCATAACGTGCTGCCCTTCCGTGTGGCATACATCCGCACCATCAAAGAAAAAGAAAGCGTGGAGAACAGTGACGTGTGGGACATCAAGCGCGAGAAAGCCCTCGAAGACCCTCGCCGCATACACAACGTAACGGCATATATTCTCGAACACTTCGACCAACAGACCAAGCGAGGCTCGGCCTACACCTTCAACAAACTTGTGAACATAGGCGAGGTGGCGACCGCCAAGAAGAAAGAAATAGAAGAAGTAAGACAGAAAACAAGGTTTGGCGGATTCAATTCCATTTTCGCCGTGCAGAGCATCCATTTTGCGAAACTCTACTACATGGAGTTTATGAAGCAAATGGATACATTGCCGGAGAACAAGCGATTGCGTGTGGCGACAATATTCAGCTACGCTCCAAACGAGGTAATTGACGACTGCGGTGACACAGACGAAAATAACGACTCAACAGAAGGACTTGACCAAAGCAGCCGTGATTTCTTAGAGAAAGCCATTGCCGACTACAACAAGATGTTCAAGACCAACTACGACACGTCGGCAGACAAATTCCCCAATTACTACAAGGATGTGTCGCTGCGGATGAAGAACCGCGAGATAGACATACTTATCGTGGTAAATATGTTCCTAACAGGATTCGACGCAACAACCCTCAACACCCTTTGGGTAGACAAGAACCTGCGTTATCATGGGTTGTTGCAAGCATACAGCCGTACCAACCGCATATTGAACTCCGTAAAGACATTTGGTAACATTGTATGCTTCCGCAATCTCGAAGAAGCCACCAACAAATGCCTTGCACTCTTCGGAGATCCCAATGCCAAGGGTGTGACAATACTCCGTCCGTTCGATGACTACATGAACGGCTATACCGACTATGACGGCAAACACCGCATGGGCTATAAGGAAATGATGGAGACGTTGCGAGGTATGCTTGCACCTGGAGAACTTCCATCGGGCGAAAAAGCGGAAAAAGAGTTTATACGCCTGTTCGGTGTAGTGCTGAAGATGAGAAATCTGTTGTCGTGCTTTGACCAGTTTGAAGATGCCGACTGTATTTCAGAACGCGACATACAAGACTATACAAGCATATACATCGACCTTGCCGACAAATACCGCAACCGCGAGAAACATGACAAGACAGACATCAATGATGATGTTGTGTTTGAAATGGAACTCGTGAGACAGGTGGAAGTAAACATTGACTATATTCTGTTCCTTGTACAACAATACAACAAAGGCCATCAGGACAATGCCGAGCTTATGGTGAAAATAAGTAAGGCAATAGACTCAAGCCCCGACTTGCGTGACAAGAAAGAGCTTATTGAGAAGTTTATCGAATCATTGACCCCCGACAGTGAGGTAAACGACGAATGGCAGGAATATGTGAACAAGCACAAGCGCGAGGAGTTTGAAACTATCGTGAAGGAAGAACACCTGAAAGCAAACGAGGCAAAAGATTTTATCGAAACCTCTTTTAAGCGCGGTTATGTGGCAGAAGGCGGATTGGAGTTGAACGGCATCATGCCGCCAATCAATCCGTTCGATCCAAATGCCAACCGCGAGGGTAAACTGCATCAAGTGTTGGAACGATTGAAAGGATTCTTCAACAAGTTCTTCGACATAGCCAATGGTGATTTCTAAAAAACGATGACGTCTACAACGTGCGTTTGGGAGGCAAGGACGTGCATGGAGCGGTAGTAAAGAGCCGCGACTACGTGAAGCACGCTTAGTTCGTCATCCTGTACGACTTCGACAAGCAAATCCCTCGCCAATACACCTTCCGCGTGAAAAGAACACGGGCGAGATGAGCAAAGAGAAAATGCTCGCGACGGGCTACCAAGATCCCCGTCACGACCGCTACTTCTGCTACTTCTTTGACGAGGAAATCACACTTGGCAAGTTTGACATTGACGCTATCATTGCAGAAGAAAGTAAAAAGCCCGGCTATGTGGAGGGCATGCCTATCTACTTGACGGGGCAGAAATTGATAAAGTTTAGAAAATAATGAGAAGCAATTTAATACGATTGGGCGTTAAGCAATTCATGTTGCTACTCCAAGAATTACACAAGAGAGGATTTGAGAGACTTAGATGGTTCTCATACATGGCTCCTAATGGTTGTGCTATGCGGTGTCATATAACAACTGCAAACAACATCACCAGAAACGAATTTATTAACAATCTCCATAAAAACACATGGTATCTATCTACAAGTAATGCGGACAATGGAGAAAACGACATAACACCTTACTTAGACACCTTAACAAGAGAAATGAGTGGTGAACTGCTTAAACTTGGAAAGGGAGAAGATAAACCATACGTTGAATGGTTTAATCATCTTGTGGAAAAAGCCAAGGAAGGGAAATTCCCCACTTTTTGTGCAGAATTTTGGAATGTGCCCAAGGGCATGATTGAGGTAGGCAATGAACACTATCCTTGTCCTCCAATACGTCCAATAACTATGGATGAGATGACAATCTTCGAACCTCGCAGAATAGTAGCTTTCAATATCACCAAATCTTACTACGAATGGAAAGAACGCGAAAACATCTATGAATGTACCCGCAAATTCTGGCGAATGTCAATCAAACGAGCTGAGCAAGTAGAACTTTGCTTGGCGGTGCTTGATGGTAAGGTCGTCAAGGTATATCATCCTTACCAATGGAACGTTGTAGAAGAGGGTGAGCTTAAAGGTCGCATTATGTTTGAAGGTGAAGAAGAACGAGAATCAGACCTATTAGGTTTAGACCTTAGCAAGAAATTCCATCGCAGACAAAATCCTATTTACTATTTGGGTGATTGGTGAGAATACCATCAAAATATCTAAAGCGAACAAGATATGAAGAGATTTATCTTAGTATTATTTGCTCTTTATTCGATATTGGGCTACGCACAATCGAATAATTACAGAACGAGAGGTTACAAGGGAGATGTAAATGTAGCTCTCCTTAGAGACGTTTCTTGTGAAGAAATGAATTTGGGATTATTCTCAACACATGGTTTTCAAATAAACCGAGTGTTCTTTGTAGGTGGCGGTATTGGTTACGAATGTGGCATGCTACCCATCTATGCGGATTTCAGAAGTTACTTCACAAAAAAGAAATTAGTCGTAGATCCCTACGTTGAAATGAAACTTGGCTACGATGTGGAAAACGATGGTTGTTACCTAAGTCCAAGCGTTGGCATCTCCAAACCTCTAAAAAAGAATTATACGCTAACAGTAGCTTTTACTTATGGAACAAATGTCTATTACGAAGAACATAATGTAGGATTTAGAGTAGGAGTACAATTCTGATATGGACACAAGCAACTATATGGAAAATAGATTACGTGAAGCAATCACCAAAGAAGTAGATAGCTATATTGGATACGTATATGGCGATGACACTCACATGAATGATAAACTCATCATTAAAAAGTTCGATGAGTCCGTTTCGCATGGTAGAGTATTCCACAATGATTATAAAGATGGATATGATTATTTTTCGATGTCCGACTTAATCAAAGGTAGTGGTACATTCACTTTTGAGCCAGATCTTGCGGGAATAGAAGTCGTAGTAAATCATTACTATCCAAATAAGCGAATAGAAACCTTTGTAAAAGGTGCATCAAAGGCTATAATGGACTTTATCAACTCGCATGGATATAGTAGAGAAGCAGAGTTCAGTTTTATGTTCCACAGAGTGGAGTTTTATACTTATTGCCCTTCGGAAATGGAACCTGTTGAATATTCGGCTGATAACGATGATGAAGAATATGAATTTGTCGATTGGGAATGCAGAGCCATGCGCTATTATGTTAGGAATACAAAATCACAAGGATTTGTTGTCCAAGCAGACAAATTAGAAAAACTTGCTGCTGAGATGATACTAACGTACCAAGACTTTTATAAGAATGTATAAAGTGCAACTCCCTTGCAAACATAAATGAATGCAAGGGAGTTGTATTGTTATTTCCACAAAGGTTCATCTTGCCAATTACGAGGGAAGCCCATAGCGTTGACATCAATATTAGGGTATTCAACAAATATGTCTCGAAGTTTATCTCTGAACGTATTTCTTGGATTGATGATGTCAAGTAAATACGTAATTATGCACAATACATAGTAGACCTTATTATTGGAAGAGTTTGGAATAGAAACAAAAGGATAAGTAGTTCGCCTTGGAACAATTGGGCGAATTCCCAAAATCTTATTCCACAGACGACTATGATGTGCACAAATATTGCGTATGTATGTAATAGCATGTAACCAAGAAACCATCACACTATCCGCTACACCAAAATAACGTGCAATTGTACGCTTACTCACACCATCTTTCAAGTTGCTATAAAGCAGTGACAAAGTTCCCAAAGACGTAATTTCCAATGTAATCCAACTTGGGGGAAAGTGGTCAGTGTATTTTACCTTGAATGCGGTAACAAAATCCTCATCGCTCCTTGAATATTCTTCATCAATTTTTGAAAGTGTCTTAGCGTGCTTTGCAGGATTTTTGAAGAGAGAGGAATCTGTAAACCATAAGCCATCATAATTGTGTGACATTACATAAGCTATTTGCGTCCGTACAGCCACCTCTATTTTCGATATTTCAGAAAGAATCAAAGAACGAAGTTTTGCATCAAATTTGTAAATCGAGTATGCTTGCTCAAATAATGCACCAGACTTAAAAATGTGATTTTGCTTGTCAGCTAAAAGCGGATACCAATACCCACTCATTCTGTAATAGCTTATGTTTTGAAGCAATTGTTTTGCTCGCATTTCATCATTGAATTGCAAGCCACGACTTTTCAGTATTTCAATTTGTTCATCAAAAGTTTTGATGGTTTTGGCGTATGGAATCCGGGTCATAAACGTATATAAACAAAAATAACTCACCCTGAGCGCGCTGTTCTAACGGGAAGCGGGGTGAGTATGTTGCTGCAAAAGTACAAAGTATTTTTGAATAATACAAATCTAAGAATTGATATTTCACATAAAAACCTCCATGCCATTGATTTCAAACACGCACACATCTCTCAACTGTCGGATTTCATTACTATCCAGCAGTTTCATTCTTCGCGTGCCTTTGTAGAAGTCATAGCGGAGAGAGATGCAGCGGTGCCAAGATTGGATTTCACCGCTGCGCGTCCAGAGTTTGAGGTCTACGGGTTCGGGAGATTGGAGCATACGTTTGAGCGTGGTGATGTGGATAGCGTGGGGCATTAGTCGAAAGTGTTGTTGTAAACCTGGTTGAAGATATTATGTAAGCGAGGGACGGTGAAAGGCACCTGCTTGCGAAGTGGTTTCCACTTGAACTTCACATGATTGTTAGCGTTAGTGGCATCAGAAAGTTCACTTTCGATGTCAGTAATAAGAATGGAACTGCCCACAGGGAGTTCGGGAGAAATCAAGTAGAGTTTGTGAGACTGCAAAGCCTTCGTAAGATGACGGGCAAAGGAATATGAAAGCGAGGACGTCTCGCTCTCGTATTCTACCTCCGTGTTGTCTTCGTATGCAGACGATTTTCCACAACACACAGCAAAGCTGCGGTCAAAGGAAACCTTTCGCTTGGTTTGGGCGGTGAGGTACAAGGTATCACTCACATTGAACTCATTCTGAAAGATCAGCGTGAGCGTGGGAACTTCATCGGTCAAGAAGAACGTGAAAGTACGTTTCCCTCGAAAGAGCGTAACAGACAAGAGTTTGCCATTTACCCCTTGGGGCAAGTAACCCAAAAGTTCCTCCTCGTTGATGTCCTCGAAACAAAAATCAAACTGCTTGGCAGCAATGGGAGTATCTGATATGGTGAGCGTTTCGGGCGCGTCCTTGTCCTCGCGTTGAATAACATACTGCGTGGCACACTGCCCCGTTTCACCGGGAAGAACGATGTACTGCAAATCAAGCTGAAAGCCATGCGGCACCAAACGCACCGCGTGCGTGGTGAGAAAATGCGATTGCAGGAACAGCTCACAGTTCGTCCTTAGCATTTGCAGTTTACAGTAAACCAGAGTAAACTCGCCCAAAGTATAATCGTTGCGGTCCGCCTGCATACGGAAACTACACGTGGCATGCACCAACTGCTTTGCCTCCATGTAGTTTTCAATAATGCTGCGCAAATCATAGATGCTCGCCTTTCCCCCATGGGCATAAAGCGTGGTGGAAAATACAGGCGACTGACTGCGGTTGAGATAGATAGCCAAATACACGGAACTGCCTTGAAAGTCTGACATCTCGAATACATCGGGAATGCTCGAAGAAAAACAGTATGTCTGCGGATTAAAGTTGAAATTCATAAGCGTTGAAAGAAAAAGTCAGGGAACGTGATAACCCTCGCAATATCGCACAAACCTCGGGTTACGGAAAAGACCGCCCTTTCGGGCGATCCTTTCTTTCAGCTTCAAGCCGTGGCATTGGCTCTCTTGCGTGTAGTGCGCTTGGCGGCAGGCTTTCTCGTGCGCTTGGGTGTGGTGGTAGGAGCGGCAGAGGCGGGCTGCATGGGAGCAGGGGCAGAACCCTCGGGGGCGGTGGCTGGCGCCTTGCTTCGTGCAATCTCGTGGCTGACGCGACAGAGGCAATTATCGGAGATGTTCAGCCCCGTGCGCTTTTTCAGAAGGAAGGCATAGCGCATAGCCTTGTAAGGACTTTTGCAGTAGACGCGAGAAGTATTGTCACCGCTGATTGATACGACCCAGATGTGGGCTGTGGCTTCACTGATTTTACCACTGGTGATGAGAATAAGATTGAGAGCTTTCATTTTCTTGTAAGATTTTAAGTGTGTGAACGATGTGGATTTATTGGAAGAGGTAAACTTCGATGTAAGAGATGTTGATCATGCTGTCAGCAGCAAGATTTTCAGCCATGGCGGTAGCTTCGGCATAGCTGTCAGCCTCGACTTCATATTCGGCATATTCGCCTTCTTCTCCATTAACCACCACCTGATAGATGTCGTGGGGGAAGGAAACTCTGCGCTTGCGATTGAAACCCATTGAAACGAACTCGGAATGTACAGCAGTGTGTGTCATGATAATTTATACTTTTGAAGATTTTTTACTTGAGAAGGGGCATCGGGGTGCTCCCTTGATTTTTACGTGCAATTAAGGGCATGAAGTCATTAGGCTTGGAGGACAAGGGATAGCGCAAAAAATTTTCACCCTTCACGGGCTTGGAAAAAGTGCAGAGGAACGAACATCTTTTTCTGAAAAATTTTTGTGATAAGAGAAACGCGCCCTTGCCGCAAAGCCGCTTCATGCCAACTTTGCACAGGAAAAATAATGGGAGCACCTTGCTGCCCCTTGTAAAAAATGGACGATAGTATAAATATGACACACACTGCCCATTCCGAGTGCGTCAATGGAGTGGAAATCGTAGCAGAGGAGACGACCCCACGTCATCTGTCAGGTGGTGATGGAGATACGAAGAAGGCATGCCGGATATGTTTGTCGGGGCAAGCTATGCCGGAGCTACTGCCATCGCCAAAAATCTCTGCTGACTGCATGATGAACATCTCATCGAAGACTACCTCTGACAATCCACATCGTCACACACTTAAAATCTAAGAAAATGAGAGAAAGCGACCATCTTATTCTCATCACCAGTGGTAAAATCTGAGCAAAAGCCACCCACATCTGGCTCGTATCAATCAGCGGTGACAATACTGCGAATACTGCAAAAGTCCAATGCTATGCGCTCTGCCTTCTGACAAAGCGCACGGGGCTACCAAGAACATCTCCGATAATGCTTCTGCTGTGTCACGAGATTGCCGAAACAAGGCACTTGCCACCGCCTCACATATAGCCCCTACCCATGTAGCCCACCTCTTCCACTCCTCCACACCCAAGCGCACGAAAAAGCCGCCATGCGCACAGCAAGAGAGCCAATGCGCACGGCGGCTGAAAGAAAGGATTGCCCGAAAGGGTGGGCTTGGGGGGGGGTGAATGAGGGTGTTACGTACTTCTACGGCTCAATTTTTCCTTTGCCAAAACATACACCACAACGACCACCGTGACATGAAAGACACTGATATACTTTATTATCATGATCTCTCCAATAGCCATTTCCAGAGCATGCCTTACATGCTCCAGTGCCTCCACATGCAGAACAAGTTCTCGCATAGCTTCGGCTAGATGACCCTGAAGAACCTGAGTTGTAATTAGGTACACTGTAATAGCCACCTCCTGCATTAGACATCTGAGCTTTAGCTTTCATGTTCGCTTTTATTTTTTCCGCTTGCTGAGATGTTACAAACCCATTTTTATTAATTCTATCGATAAAACCTTTTGCCTCATAATTTCCATGATCTCTTGCCCAACGATAGTAATACCACGCTTTATCGCGGTTGATTTTACGACCTAATCCATATTCATATATAATGCCAAGTCCAAGTGCTCCTTGTGCACTATTACACTCACTAAAAGCTTCATAGTAGCAATTGTAAGCATTAGCATAATCGCAATTGGACATATATCCCATAGCTCTGATGCAAAGGCCATCACCTCTGCCAGCTCTTCCTGCATCTTCTACACTAGAACCAGGTCCAAAGAAGAACTGAGCTTGAACATTACTGCTATATGTAAAAGCAAGCAACGACACAAGAAATATTGATATAAAGCGTTTCATATGTTTCCTATTTATATTGTTACATTTGAACCTTTCTACGTAAAGTATAATCTGAAGTATTACGTAAACCTTAGGGCTTGAATACTTCAGATTATATCATTAGTTAGAATGCGTAACCAAGTTTGATTTGGAAATTATTGGTGTAAAGGTTTCCTCTTTCAAGAGTCTCTTTCCCAACTTTTACTTTGTCACTTCCACCATCATAAATGGCAATGAAGCCTCTTTGCCAAGTAAAATCAACGTTAAAGCGTCCGAACCAGTAGCCAATACCTAAATTAATACCAGCATCGTAGTTCTTCATGCCATCAATGTCACCGATTTTTGTGCTATTAGACGTTGTAACATCCTTATTGCGATTGCCATAGATAGATGTTGAAACAATTTTATCACGTGCTTCAGTCTTCAGTTTACCTGCAATGTCATAGCTTGCATAAGCACCTAAGTGAATATCTGCTGCCATGTTCTTGCAGAATGTATACTTGTAGCCAATGGTGAAAGGAGACAATTTTACAGTGTGGCAAATGAGTTTGTCTGTGTTCCACTTACCATGATAGTCAGTGCCATGACCTACTGTATTTGTCCCTGAATACTCCCAAGAAGATGTGCTTTTATAGCCTCTTGTTCCGAATCCGAGTTCCATGCCCCAATATAAAGGGTGAGAACCAAGGGATTTGTTGAATCCGATAGAGAAATCATAGCTTGGATTAGATTTGAAACTGCCTTCATAATCGCTATGTTCCCAAACCTTCTGTTGAGTTTCTTTGTAAGAACCAGCAACACCATTGAGACCTAAGCCACCTCGTACAATCCAAACTGCTTTTTTCCCTTTGAAATCGGGTAGTTGGAGAACTTGACTTTGTGCGTATGAAGCACACACAACAAACGTCAAGCCAAGAAAAAATAATAAACGTTTCATTTTGAAATCCCTAATACGTGTCGGGCGCAACTTCTAATTGTTAATACTTGAACGCTTCAAAAGTACAACAAATCCAATTACCCCCCCGTTTATACAAACATTAACATAAAAAATGTCAGACTATCTCACTCCACCCACCGCAACGCCATAAAAATCATGCTGTGGGAACTTTTCACACCCAATATACAGCGTATCGAAAGCATCTGTGCCATCGGTACGGTGCTCCAACAAGTCCTCCTCTGATTCGGGATTTTTCTCTGTGGACTTATTTTTGCGGAAACCATTTCGACCACGTTCCACGCCAGCCGATTGCACCGCAAGAATCAAGTCATCATTGTTTTGGCGGTTAAAGTACGGCATGAGCCGTTGCTTGCCTGAAAATCCTTGGTTGATGAGCAAGTACTTTTCATCATGGCGCATCGGGTTGCCCAAATACACATCTTGCACACTCCAACCATGCCGTTCAAACTCATGCACAACTACCCAGTGAAAGTCTTGGTCGTTCACGGCATAGTTAGAGCCCAGAGCGGTGGCATCATAGTAATAGATGACACTGTGGTTGGCATGAGGCGCATAGTATGCGCAAAAGTCTGCAATGAGCGCAGGGATTTTGCGCTCAAATTTTACGTAAAAAGATTTGAGTACATTAAGGCGGTTGCCACGAGGCTGACCGCACACAATCCAATTGATATTGGCATTGTAGTCCATGCCAATACAAAGCGGAGCCATCGGGTCGAGATCCGCATCAGTGCGGCAGTCAAGAGACGAATGCAATGAAGAAAAGTTACTCAGCGAGCGTATGGAATACCGCTCCTGCTGCGCCTCTTCGATAATGCGGTCATACCCCAAACTATCCAAGTACCCAAAATCCGAAGCATCATACTTATGCCACTCCTGCATAGAAGAGTAAAAACCATCATGCGAAATGCCAATCTTTTGGCAAAGAATAGACGTTTGGAAAGTTTTAGGCGTCAAGTCGCGCTTCATCTGACGGATATACTCCTCACCGAGCAACTGCAAGTTCTCGAGGGTGGAGTATTCTTTGTAATACACCGCCACGCTGCGCATCTTATTCAGCGATTGATCCAACCATTTTAGGTACGAAGGCAAGTAAGCAGGCACAGCTTGATGTGCTGCTTTCAAATCAGCAATTCGCTGTTTGGTTTTCCAAATCTTATAGATCGTTCCTTTGATGGTATCAATCAACTCCGTGTCCATCTTCTGCTCATAGTGCAGGAACCACGAACCCTTCGTAGTCTGCGGCATATCACTCAAAACCATCATCGAATGGTTGAACGAGTGATGCCCGAAGTAAGAACGAATACCACCATTGGCAGGGAGCGTTTCATCTTTGAGTTTATCATAATCAATAAACTTCGCTTCATCAATAAGGAGCCAAGAAAGCGTCAGCGAGTTCGACGAGCCAGGGCGGTCTTGGCTAATGATAATGGCAACACTGCCATTATAGAAAGTCACCACATGCTCATAATCCGCAGGTTCCGTGATAGGCTTAGAGAAAGAGCGCGGAGGTTTGCGTCCCACCACATAATGCACACCCTTGATGTAGCCCCACCTTTTCCAAGCAGCAAACAGACCAGGAAGCGTATTGGTCAATCCATGCTTAAAAGTAGGTACCACGATACCCCCAGTACTCCCCGGCATACGTTGCATATTACGCAGCACAAAGGGCGAGGCGATAGAATCCGTCTTACCCGTACGTCGCCCAGCCACAATGACCGTAGTTTTGGCACCGATGTATTGTGTCAAGAGTTGCGGTTTGTTGAAGTACACGCGATTGGCGTGTGCCTTGCTTTCTTCGTCCCATAATGACGTATCAACACTATTCTTCTCCTTGTCCATCATCTTCCTCCTTAAAGATTTCATCGAGCGGCAAATCAGCCTCTTCATATTCCACATTTTCCGTATCGGGGTGCGTATCGCTTAACTCACGGGTAAGTTTGCGAATACGCTCATCAATATTCGGCACAGGATTGATGCCCACCACACGCGGGTCGGTGGTGGGAAAGAAAGGCTGCACCACAATCATGTGGTACGGCACACTCTGCTCGTCCTCAATGTCAATGCGGTTAAACTTGGCATAGCTCGTAGCCGCCTTCTCCATCGTCTTCGTATCCTTGCGTTTCTTCGCCATCTGGTACGTTTCAAGGATCATCTCGTTGTAGCGCCACCGATGAAAATCACGTGAAGCTTCCCCCATATTAGGCAGAATCGCCTTCACGATTTTCAAGTCCGCATACGCAGTAACAAGCGACAACCCGTAACGGGTTCGTTCCTCGTCCACAAATTGGCGGTCTTTGGCATCAGGATTGGCAATAGACCAAGTGACCATGTCGCGCAATCGAAGCAGGTGCTCCACCTGCGATTGCGCATATTTCTGCAAAAGTTCCTCTTTGGCAGTATAGAGGTCGGCTTTAGCCGCCTCTACAATGTTCGGTAAACTCATAGTTATTCATCATCTTCCATGTCCAACAAATTGTTACGTGTGTTCTCAAGCGCAAGCGGAGAACCCACATAAGCCAGTTGCATCTCCTGATGCAGCAGTTTCACGCGCGAAGCCGCCTTGCCACGGTGGTATCGCCTTGATACCTCCGTGCTCTTGTCGGCAATATCCTCGCGAAGCTGGGTTGCCGATATGCCGAGAATGACCGCCATATCAGAGATTTTGAGATAGATGGAAGCGTATTGTTCGATTTGGGTAAGTTGTTCTTCGGTGTAGTCCATAGGATAGCATTTTCTGTTATAAGGGTTAGAAAAATCTGTTACGGGAGGTAGGATTTTCAGTAACGGGAGAGCGTTTAATCATTCGCTCCGTTCTGCGTGAGCCTCTGTGCAAACAGGTCATTCAGTGGCACAGAATGGTTCCGTATCAAGTTCGTCACCTGTCCGTGCAAGGCAGCGAAAATTGCCTTGTCGGTAGAAATAAACGTAGACTCGTGGCGGTTGCCTCGTGTCAAGTTCTGCGAGGTGACTACCGAAATGGTGTCACCGGCTTCACTCTCCACCAGCAAGATCTTCGAGTGGTTATCCGCGAGATAGGTACGTTTCATCACTTGGCAGATGAACGACCAGAGTTTCAAAGTCTTGTTCGTAGCCTTGTGATCCAGCACCAAATTGAACTCCAACACTTTGCCTCCCTTTTCGATAAAGAATAGTCTACGCAAGAACTCTTCCGAGATAGAGAACGAAGTTTGCCATACCTTAGCCTTACCCACCTGTTGCAATATCCACTCCAAGACATCTGCCACCTGCAAAGCATTGGTCAGATAAGCTTGGTTGGGCGTATCTGCCAATGGTTTCAAATAGTCAGAGATCGATGCCGAGCGTTTCATGCCTTCTTGCTTTTCTTCGCCTTAGGTTTCGCTTCTGCCTCTTCTGCACTTTCTGCCGTTTCTGCCTTTGTCACGAAATGGTCATAAACGTTCCAATTGTCGTGCAGCTTTTTATCCAATTTGATAAATTCTTTGAGGAAAGGATAGCGGTCGGAGTCCGCACAAGTGGAGTCCGTCGTGCTCATCGTGCGGAGCTTCAAATGAAGTTCACGCATACGATGCACCAAATCAAGGTTCTCGACATAGAGCGCCTGGATTTCTTCGGGCAGCGTGTCATGGTCAGCTCGCTTACCAGCTTTGAAATTCTTTGCCTCATTGTCGTCGCTCTTGAACTCGGTATGCTCTTTTACTATCTCCTCGACAGCGTGCTGCATCTCCTTAACCTGTTCATGCGTCAATTCCGCCAAGCGGAACTCCAAGTATTGCTGGAGTTTGCCTTCAATGAAGTTAGCCTTGCCCTCAGGGTTCACACTGAGGTTGCGATACATGATTTTGTTGCCTGTCAGTTGCAGGAGCATCAAAGCGCCCTCGTCCCAATCGCGATCCTCGCGAGGCAGGGAGAGCCATGCTTGTAGTTTATTGGTAAATTCTTTGTCCATAAGAGGTGTAGTTTTAAGTTTGGAGGTTATGAGGTTATAAAGTCAGCATCACAGCTTAACTTTGTTGAATTGTGGCTGCGCTCGGCAAAGTTCAAACAAGTTTGGCTTTGCTCTCACTTGCTCACAATTTGTTGTTGATGCCCGTGAAGAACACACAATTCTTGTGATGTTCAAGCAAAAGGTTTTTCATTGCTTTCAATGTAGAGCCAGTTGTTACAAAATCATCAAATACGATGCAGTTCTGCTCACGTGGCAACACGTTGAGCGAGAACACTGCCCCAATACGCTTCTTGCTATGGCAATGCGCCACATCTTCGTAAAAGGGAATGGATAGCAGAGCTGCTATCTTTTCACTTATTCGCGTGGCAAAGTTCTTGACCAAGTGTCTACGCTTGGGCGTGGTGACAATACACCAATTACCCTGCTTTAGTTCATTGCCCAAAATGTCGGCAATGAGCGGAGCCACATTCTCCGCAAAGAAGTCCACCATACTGTCATCGCCTTTGATGTCCGTCAAAGTGCGCCCATACAAGGACTTCTGCCAAAGCGAGATAAAGAATACATCAGCCCTTCGCGTGATGCGGACTTTACGGGAGAAGTCGCAACGAGCTTCGACCGACTTGTCCCAAGCATGGCGTTTTTGCTCGGCAAAAATATTTTTGGACGTGGCTACGCCCTTGCTTTCCAAAGCAAGCGGACACGAAAGGTCTGGGACGTTGATCTCTTCTAAGATTTCCCCCAAATCAATCATATTAAGTTTTGGGTTTTAAGGTTATGAGGTTATAAGATTACCTTTTGTTCCCAAGAACAAACTTTATAACCTTATAACCTCAAAACTACAAACTGACTAAGCAGCTTCGATGTCACCTTCTTCCGTTGTGATAGTACCCTCGTAGAAAGGCGCAGGACATTCGTCCGTAGCTTCTACCGCGATGGTGGTGCTTGTGGTACCAGTGGCACCCTGACCAAGGTCCTGTGCCACCGTGGTCTTGGTTGTCCATGCTTCGGATCCCACTACACGGTATTTGCCCTTCATGTCCTCCACCAAGAACACATTGTCATTGTTGTTGAGATAAGCAGCAGCGGCACTCGCCTCTGCGCCCACCCCAGGGTGAACAGCAGTCAGCTTGTTCAACTGCGTCTGACTGGGCAACTCGCCCTGTGCCTCACTGGTGAGTTGCGACTTTTCGGGCAAAATGTCGATATACTTCCATTTGGCATCAGCCTTTAGGGTAAAACTGCCCGTGTACGTGGCAGCAGTTACCCGTCCGTTCTCGTCACGTGGAAGTGTGGGCCATTGGGCAATGTCGCCCTTGGAAGTATAATAGATACGGCGACGAACGCCGGGAAGCTCAGGCGTGCCTTGGCACCAGCCGAGCGACTTTTGAAGTGATGTGCAAGTCTTTGCCATTTTTCTGAAAATATTTAGTCTGGATAATAGGCAAGCGCGAGGTGACAATCAAGATAAATTACCACCGCGCCCACCTTTCTCCACTGATTATCAACCTTGTTCAGCCAGTTCAATAACCTTCAAGCGTCGCTTGTCAATGCTCTCGAACTGCACGCCAAAGAACATGGTGGCAATGTAAGAAAGAACAAACGGCTCAAAGCGTTCCACATCAACACTTTCGATGTCGCCCATCTGGTCATAGCCATAAAGCATGTTGATTTTGGGTGACACGTGCATGAACTTCGAGTCCGACTTGTTCCATAACGGGCAGAAAGTGAGTTTGCCATTAGAACCCTCCACCGTGGGTTGGTTGTACTTCGTGTTGTACGGAATAGCCGAGTGCGTGAGCAAATAGCTCTCGTTGTACATATCCACGAAATCCTGCGAGCAATACAGGAAAAGTTCCTGTGAACGCAAACGCGGGTCGAGCGAGAAGAGAATCTTTTTTGCCACATCAACCGCGTTGGCTTCCGTGATCGCCTTGTCCAGTTTCAGATAATTGCCATGCTCCGCAGCAATCGTACCCGCAGTGACTTCCTTTTGCGTGATGGTGTCAAAACCATCGAAAAGGTCCATTGTGGTATCACCGTCCGCATTGCGTGTACCTTTCCAAATCGCCATGTTCAAGTTTTCAGAGAGCGACTTGGCAATCAGTCCCAACACCTCGCGAGCTGTGGGAGTAGACTTCTGTCCGTCTCCCTTGGTGGCACCTGTGCCAAGCAAGGTAGAGATGGCCGAGTTAGGTTCAAAGTTAGCCACTACCGAACCGAAGAACGTTTCCAAGGTGCGGTAGTCCAACTTCAAGTTGGCATCTGTCTTGCGAGAGGGCTTGTAAGGAGCGAACTGCGCCCCAGCGGTGAGCGTACCCACACTTTCCTTGTAGCGAATGCCTGGGCGACCTGTCATGAATTTGAGCGTTTCCTCGCAGCCGATAATCGGCAAGCGCAGGAAGTCGGAGCGGTACTTGCGTGCCGCGTCCTTATATTCTTGTAGGGTGAAAGAGAATTTTCCAGCCATGGGGATAAAAGTTTATGAGTTTAAGAGTTTATAAGTTTAGGGCAAACTGTCATAGAGTTTGCGTGCCGTTTCGCCAGCATTGATGAACTGTTCGTAAGCTGTGGGTTCGTGGTCCTCATGCTTCTTGTCATCTACAATAGTGGTGGTTGATGCAGCAGGGAGGTTGGCAACTTTCGCTTCGAGCGTTTTGTTTGCTTCATCGAGCGACTTGTTCGTCTCGGTGAGCTTTTTGTTCTCGTCCTCTGCGTTCTTTACCTTGATAGATAACTCCGCTATCATATCGTGGTTGGCTTGCATCGCACTTTCCAAATCACTCAGTTGCGCCTCAGTAAGCGATACCTTGCCATCTTCCGAAGCAAGATGTTCACAGGATAGGAACTTGCAGATGTTCTTAAAAATGATGTTCATAGGTTTCGGGGTATGTTGATTGTTTACTTGTGTTGGTTTGAAAACGGCAGCAAGCGCTTGCGCCATCTTTTGAAAGAACGTCTCTTCCGACTTGCTCTTAGGGACGTTCGGTAGCGGAATGCCATTCGCCTGAAAATCGGCAGCGAGAGAAGCCGTGAGTACAGGAGCTGTTTCGTCCTCGAACTCTGTTAGTTCATCTACAAAGCCCCAATCCAGAGCCTCTTGTGCGGTAAGCCAGCCGCCCACCTTCATGAGGTCAAGCAAATCCTTTGGCTCTTTCTTGCAGCGTGTGGCATACATTGTAGCCACATTTGCGTCCATCTTTTCCAAATCCGTCTTGGCTTTGCCGAGACTTTCAATGAGCTGACTCATGCCCGTGGCATTGAGATTGCCATACTCAAAAAATGGAAGCGCACATTGATGCACAAGATACATGGCAGACTTGTCCATGGTGATGTGCTTGGCACCCATCGAAGCGATGGTGGCAGCACTCGCGTTCATGCCCACAAAGTGCGCATGGACATTGCCATGCCGCTTGAAGGCCGAGGAAATGCTAAGTGCCGTACTGAGTTGTCCGCCTGGACTATCAATCAGCACCGCCACCTCCTTGTCAGGGTTCTTGCCCAGAATATAGTCCACGTAGTCAGCATCAAAGTCCCAGCTGCCCACATAGCCTTTCAAATGAAGTTGGTATTTGTTCTTTGCCATAATCGCGTGTGATTTATATGGCAAATGTAGACGTATAAAGAAAACGCAAAAAAGACAGGTGACATTAACAGGAATAATTATCTTTGCTCCTAGAAATCAACTACAAAAGAACTTTATCTATGGGAGCATACATAGTACCTTTAGCATACAATCACAATTTAGACATAACATCCGACAAAAAATTCGCAGAAGACATAAGTAAAAGGTTTTCTGCAAATCTAACAATGTTTACTGATGAGGATAATGAATTTGAAAGAAATGAAATACTTTTTATAGAAAGAGAAGATGCCATAAGGAACATCTCTATTACAAAATGTTCTCCGTCTAATGTAAATGCAAATTTATATATTGTGAAATTGTTAGATAACAATAATACATTTGAGGTGTTTCCTCATCATGTAGACCTTTATCTGATGAAAACAAATGTTACTCGTTGGTGCGACATTGAAAGGGCAGTTCGTAATAAAAAAAATCTAGAATTATTGCATAAGTTTAGATTAAGCATGAAGAAAATATGTAATACTCTTGGTTGCGATATATGCATATACTTTTCAGATGAAGATGACACAGAACAACTATGGGAAGAAAGTCGAAAAAAATGCGATTTTAATAGCATTATGGAGTATGTCGGAAAGAAACAATATATCAAGAGTTCTTGTGAAGAAGATGTAAGAGGTATGCTTAATCTTTCGGAATACTTAATGAATAATCAATGCATTATAAATAATTGGTTCTATTTTATGGATGTTATTGTAGACGACTTCAAGGACCTAAAATAGCACAAAAAAGACAGGTGGAACCTCGCGGCTGCACCTGCCCATCGTTCAAAAGTATAAATTTATGAAAATGTTGCGTCAGAGAAATTTTTGTTTCGCGCTCGCGCGAGACCATTTTCGTTGTAACATTTGTAACATCTGTAACTTTTTCTCAACTACTTGATTTTCAAGCGTTCTGAAAACGCTAAAAAGTTACTCGCTGTTACAAATACCCCCAAAAAGTTACAAAATCAAGGAATTTTAGCTCGAAATCGGTATCAAAGCCACCCGATTTGAGTAGGAAACCGTGTATTTTGCGGTATTGGCGTCACCATCAGGCAACCCTGTGGTTTGTTCCTTTTTAACAAAAGGGAAAGGCGCATCCCTTGTTCCGATGAGATATTGCTCTCCATTCACACTTGTCACCACAAAGCAAAGATTGCCCGATGGCAAGTTTTCGGGAGAATAGAAAGTCAGCGTAGCCGTTTCGAGCGTGCTGTTATTGTCAAACTCCGTTTCCGTTTCACAAAGCGCAGTGCGCTTGTTGAACGGAATAAAAGAAAGCCGAGCAAAGATGCCCACTGGCACCTTCGCTATCGCCTGCAAGGTGATGTGCGGTGTGAGAGCTTCAGCCGATACGTATGCAATATGGCTGATGCCCGGCAATCTGTTCATGTCTAACTTCGGTATTAACAATTATGTTCTACAAACTCTTGGCTTTCTGCTTGTGACTTTTCAGCTTGCTGTTGTCGGGTTCTTTTTCTACTCTCGTTTGAGAGGTAGTTCTTGCGAAGTCGCTGATAAGCCTTCGCAATGCTGTCCCAACAAGTGCCGTCCTCCTTGATGCCCCTTTGCTCCATATACAAATAGATCAGTTCCTTTTGTTGCTGACCAATATGCCCGAAATCGTGCAGGAAGTTCCAGCAATCCACGGCAAAAGCATTCTTGATGTTATCAAGCAATGCCTTCTTGCCCGTGGGAGAGATATAGTTGTAGGTACGTGGGTCGCGTGCCTTGGAGTAAGGAATGCAAATAGCCACCTCGTCCTCCTTTTGAAGCGGAGGAAAGAAGTCGTCGGGCTGGCGGCTTTGTGCCAACTTTATCAACTTCGACTCTATGCTACCTTGCCTGAGCACCACTGGCTCGGAGCCGCTGTGACGGTGAACGAACCATTGGCGCAAATACGATGGCATTTTTATGTAGACAAGATAGTCACTCATGGAGTACAAAAGTTTTGTTGGAAAGCGATACAAAGATACAAAGAAGCCCAACGAAATAAAAGTCCCGTCTGCCCTCTATAAGTATTTTTAGTAGACAGACATATAAACACATTTTACCCATTAGTAGGGTTTCAAAAGGAACGGGGCTTTCACCCCGCTCCTGTGTTTTTAGTAATTGTTGAAGACATGACCATCGCAGAAGGTGTAGTCCGTCATGAACAAATCCCTTGCATAGCGTTCGTAATCGAAGTAGAAGGAGAGATTACCCATCATGCTGTCCAAATCGTAGCACTCACTGATGATATAATCGGCAAAAGCTTCCTCCGAATCAAATTTTCCCACGTAGTGATCCTTGGCGTGGGCGAAAGAATCATCACCTGTACATTCGTAGTAAGCATCGTAAACCTCGCGCTCATCTTCAGACAGCTGGCAGTATTCTATAATCTTGTCGAATGTATCTTCCCCTGGGCAGCTCTCGCAATACCATGCTTCGGGAAAGCCTTGATAATCTTGAAACATAAACTCGGGATCCTCTTCGTCATCGTGCAGCAGGGCACATATTTCAAGGAACTCCTCGTAGCTGTCGAATGCTTCCAGATCCAGCCAAGCTCCGTCCAATGAGCCATTGTTGTACTTCTTGTACGTGCCGCAATAAACAGCGGGCTGATCCCATAGGTGTTCAACGAGGTAAGGCTGCAATCTTTCTTCGCGCTCTGCTGAGCCTAACTTTAATGTTTGAAGGGCTGATGTGGTGTTTGTAGTGTCCATTTCTTGATAGAATTTGAATGTGAAACTTTAAGTGATGTCCTCCGGGTGAGGACTTTTTACGATGCGAAAAGAATGCGAGAGGAAGTGAACACAGGAGCAAGTAATGGCAAAGAAAAAATCTGAAATACCTCCTTTTTGTGAGGCGCGAGGAAAAAGAAGGAAAGTTGTCGGATTTTTTGTGCAGCCATAGCAACGCGGTACTTGTCCGTTCACGCTCGCATTACCTTTGCATCAGGAAAAATCTCTCCGCCCGTAGGCCGTCACGGGTAAACATTCAAATCAAGAAATGGACACTACACCACAGAAGCCCAAACATAAAAGTTAGGTTCGGCAGAGCGCTCCATGAATGCAGCCTTACCTCGTTGAATACCTATGGGTTCAGCCTTCCATAAAAGGCACGAACAAGAAGCACAACACAAACACAGGGGATTGGCTGATAAGAGATGAAAGTATTCGGCAGCTATGAGGAGTTCATAAAACCACCCTGCTGCATGATGATGAAGAGGGTCACGCCACTGCTTTTAAGATGAAAAGGCTTCCTCGAAGTATGGTATTGAGAGAAATGTTACAAGAAATTACATTCGATTACAAGAAAAGAATACTGTAAGATGTCTGAAAATGAGAGTGTTACAAATGTTACAAATGTTACAACGATTTTTCGCCCTCGCCACGCATAAAGGAAAATTTGAGACGGAGGAGGATTTTGCCGATACCATTGTTCCGTGCTACGATTGGATAGCATGACGGGCATTCTCTCCTTCGATTACGCACGCTGTGCATGGGATTAGGACGGGCTGCACCTTTTGCGATGGTCATGTACCTCTAAAACACAAAAAAACACGGAAGCGGGGTGAAAGCTCCGTGCCTTTTGTAATAAACGAAAAGTTCCGCTAACTATTCCTCTTCATCGTCCGAGTCCCCCGTAATCAGATTGATGCCGAACTGGTCTACCAACTTCTGGTAGTCAAAGCAATAGCTGCGTGCCGATTGAGAGAGTTTAGCCGGGTTGCCATGCTTGTCCTGCTTGGCAGAATCCAACACAGGGTAGCCATTGCGGAACACAATAAAGCGCACCACCTTCTGACCGAGATAAGCAGCACTATTGGCAAGGTAGTATTTGAGCGCATCAGTGGGCAAGGTTTTCTCGTCCGTCTTGCGTCCCTCCTTGCGATAAAGGTTGAAAATACGCGAAGTCTGCATATACAAAACCGCCCGTTTATCCAACCAGGAAGTATCAACTATGTCCGTTTTGAGTTTGGTGAGGTAGCGAATGACAAAATCGCCCGTATCATTGATGGTACCCTCACTTGCAAGATACTGCACCACATTCCAAAAGCTGCCCAGCTCGCCATTCGTCTTACACTCCGCATTCTGTTTGAGAATACCTTCGATGACAATCTTGAAAAGGTCATCGTAAGCCAGCGTAGGAACTGCATCTTGCAGTACACGCAATGCCGCCAACGGCACACACCAGTTATTTACAATGCGGTCCTCGCATTGCTTGCCTTGCAAAGCGACACTTACCTGTTTGCGTACCTCTTTGAGCGTACCCGTAAAACGCTCCTCAAACCGCTTGCGGTATTTGAGGAGAGCGATGGTGAGGTGTGTCAAACCACCCGAACGCATCTCCATGAGACGCATATAATTCTTCTTTTCTTCTTGCGTGAACGTGGAACGCGGAAACTGCAAGAATATCAATCGCGAAAAGAGCGCAATATCAGCCGTGGGCATCTCTTGTCCTGACAAGATAATGCCAGCATCAACGGCTGTCACCTCCTTCTTCTTGTCCAAATCCATGTTCATACGGCTACGCCCCGTGCCGTCCCACAGACCCTTCAAGAACTCAATCACCTTGGGATCGAGGTCATTCTTATACTCATCAATGTGCGCTAAGGCATTTGCCGAAGCAGCTACCGTATCATTGAGGGCAGAGATTGTTGAGTTTTGAATATTCGGAGCTTTGTAAGCAATGGTAAAGAGTGCAAGCAAGGTATGTCCCAGTTCCGACTTACCACTACCTTTCGGACCAAAAAGATTGAGAATCGGGAACCAATGCTCAGCCGAAGCATTTGTGACCACATCACGAAACAAAGTGGCGAGATAGAAAGCGAAGCCTATCCGCCCATTATCGCCAAACACCTTGAAAAGTTGCGTGGTAAACTCTTCCAGCGTAACAGAAGAGTAGTTGAGATGCACGAACTGCTTTTCAAACGTGAAAAGCCGGGCATCATCTTTGTAGATCTTCGATGAAGAAGGCAAGTAGTAATTGCCCAAATCGGGCAATCTTACAATACCATAATCATCAGCCGTGTAAAACTTATTCTTGAAGAATACCCCATTGCCAAAAGCATAAAAGCCCTCACGTTGCCAGCCCATCTGCTTGATTTGCGAAGCCGTTTCCGTTTTCTCATAGAGAAACGATTTGAGTTTGGTAAGCTCACGTTCCGTAGCTTTCCAAATAAAGTTACCTTGCCCTTCGATCTTCTGCTTAAACTTAGAAATGCTCACCAAGTCCTCTTGGTTGAGTTCAATCAACACCTTCATGTGCAGTTCGTTTGTCAGCATGTACAAACGTTTCGGATTGAGATTATCCTTAATATGAAAAAGCGGTTCCATTGTAAAGTTCGACCACTCATACACATTCCCTTTCTCCGTGATAGAGAAGTACTTGCCCTGTTCCACATAAAAGCCAAAGCGTTTATAGAGGTCGTCCACCGCCTCCCCTCGTTCTCGTTTCTCTTCCTCCTCGATGCGTTTCTTCTCCGCATTGATAGCCTCTCGCCAAAGCGTTTTCTTACCCGAAATGGCAGACAACTTATCAACGTACATTGATACGCCCGTCGGGTCGTCAATCAATGTCAGCAAATACGCAATTTCGCGTACCACCACACGCTGTTCTTCCGTGGTCTGCGCAAACTTGAAAGCTTTTTGTGCTCGCCACAAAATAAAATCCACTTCCTCCACAGAGTTAAACACGTTCATATTCTGATAGAACGTGTCGGGATCCTGCTTGTGCGCATTCTCTATGTCGGGTATTTCCTTGATGGAAACCGACAGACCACACTCCATAGCCAATTTGCCTGCCTCAAACACCACTTGCACGCCATGCCCGAAATGTTCGCCTCTTTTAGGCGGATCATCATCGGGCAAGAAACATACCTTGCTTGCACTTTTCTTGATCAGTGCAAAGTGGTCCTTATTCCAGGCTGAACCCAGTGCAGCCACCGTGTTCAGCATCCCGATGCTTTGCAACCGCATACAATCGGGTGCGCCTTCAACGAGGAACATCTTATCCGTCTTGGCAGCTTGTCGCCAAGCGTCCTCCATGCCAAACAGCACTCTTGACTTATGAAACAAAATCGAATCTGCGCTATTCTTATACTTGGGTTGCTCGTCACCCAAACAACGTGCGGTGAAGCCTATCACATGCCCATAGCGGTCATGAATAGGTATCACCACGCGGTCTTGGTACTGGTCATAGCCGCCTTTGTTCACCAAGCCCAACTCACTCAAAAACTCGCGCTTGATATTCAAGCTTGCGAGAGCTTTGCCCGACTTCGGAGCATAGCCAATACCTTTAAGCGTGCAATACTCTTCGCCCCATCTGCCATAAGCATAGCTTTGCGCTTCTTTAGATAGCGCAAACTGCTTCACATAGAACTTAGCCACCTGTTCGTTTGCCACCAATAGCGCCTCCTTGTGCATGCGTTTCTGCTTGACTTCGGGATTTTCCTCCTGCTCCGCCACTTCTATGCCACACAGCTTGCCCAACTGCGTTACTGCTTCCACATAAGAAAGCCCATCACGCTTCATCAGAAACGCAATGGCATCACCTCCTTCACCGCAGCCAAAGCATTTGAATGTACCTGTTTGCGGAAACACATAGAACGAGGGCGTCTTTTCCGCATGGAACGGGCAACAACCTACATAGCGAGGACCACTTTTCTTCAGCTGCACCGTCTGGCTGACGACTGCCACCAAATCCGTAGCCTCCAATATGCGGTCTTTTATATCGTCTGGTATCATGTGTTCATCTTTTTACATTTGAGAAATGAAAAAGCCCTGCCCACTCGCTTCACAGCGACACGACAGGGCGGCATTGTATATAGTTATTGAGAGGTTTCCTATTTTCCCTTCAAAAACTTCAGGTACTCACTTCTCAGTATGTACCAAGAACGTCCCTTTTTATGGGCTGGGATTTGGCCGCGATAAATGCGTTTCTTGACCGCATCACTGGTCATACACATTTCCTGAGCAAATGATTTGATGGTCCAGATTTTTTCATTGGCATCAGTTACTATCTGCTTGATGTTCTCAATCGAAACTACTTGGGATTTTTTTCTTCCAATCGTTGGCATGTTCTCTGTCTTTTAATTCTACACTTCTCTCAGCAACAGAGATACATACCGCGATGGCAATCATCTTGTCCCAATCGAAGTGAATGTGAACAAAAATTCCTCTGTCGTGACCAAGAGTTTTGTTGAAGTTAGATGCAGCACAGCGTAAAGCATGGGCTGAATAACGACTTAACGAGCCGTATTTAACTTCACCGGAACTGATGGATCTTATCCATTCAGCTATGTTATTTATTGTTTTCATTTCTTTGCTTGTTGTGAATTAAAAAAGGCGGAACTTCTTGTCGGGCAGAAAAATTTCACAGTCCAATTCCCATTATAAAATTAAGGTGGTTTGAAATATTTTTCGTACCTTTGTATTAGTTATTCAGAGGTTTACAATCACAACGTTGCTTTTTTAGTTACATAGTCTTGCAATCTCTTTGCCTCCTTTTTCAGCGGCAAAATTAAGATGCAAGTTCGGTACATGAAGTGACAAATCACAACTAAGAATATCTATCTGTCTATCTCTTAACATTTAGATACAATTCGACTTTCCCCAAGAATTGGACTTCTGATGACTGTTGGAAGTAGAGATTTCCAACAAAAAAAGTGACCTCATGGGTCACTCATACAAACTCCACAAAAAAATGTGTTACACGTGTGTTACACGTTGTTTTTATCTGATTAGAAACGGCTATTTTTTTGAGCAATGTATAAATAGTTTTTAGCATTCGCAAAAACATATTTGTTGCTGCTTAGAAATAGTGATAATCAATAAAAATCAAGTGCATTCCCAAGTGAATCAAGGTGATAAGTTCAAACTAAAAAAGCTTAGAACACCTGCAAAATCGCTAATATCCCAACGGAGTCACCGAGTGATTTCTAAGGAAATCAGAAGGCAAAAAGTATAAGTGGTATTTACATTGATGTAGATACCACTTATTTTGTTTTGATTATCAAGCAGAAACGCACTATATTTCATTATGGTGCGAAACAAAAAGGATTTCATTTACCCAATAGTTTTAGCCCAAGACTAAAGAAAAACGTAATCCAAGGGCGTCAGCAATTTTCAAGAATGTAGAAAGTTGCATATCAGTTTGCCCCTTTTCTAATGCCGATATATACTCACGCTTTTTACCTATTCGTTCTGCCAAAGCCTTTTGTGTAATATTCTGCTTTTTACGTTCATCTTTAAGCAATTCTGCATAATACCATGCTTTAGCTTTGGCATCAAACTCTTTGCGTTCAACACTTTTCTCACTCCCATATTTTTCGTTTAGGACATCATCGAATCTACGCAATGACACCAATTTATTTTCATTAAGTTTCAGCATATAACTATTCCTCCATATATTTCATTAAGATACTCTCAGCAGTTCTCACTTCTGCTTTATATTGCTTAGAATCTTTCTTCAAAAAAGAGTTTAGGACAAGAACACGATGTGCTTGAATAAAGTTGTCATGATCTATGGCAAGCATTATTGAGCGATATTCGTTATGACCGATAGAAATACGAAGTTCATAGAAGTCTGTGTTCTCTAAACTTTTTACAAATTTCTTATTGACAATGTATTGCGTTCGAATCATATTAAAAGCATAATCATACTTTTCTTGTGTACGCTCATCTAAGTTATCATAGAAATCATCAAACTCTCTAGAAAAGAGATTTTCTCTTATTGTTTACATACTGCAAATGTAATAATTTTATTCTGTAAATAAATATCTTTGGAATATATTTCTTACATAAACACCTCCAACCCATTTATTTCAAACACGCACACATCTCTCAATTGTCGGATTTCATTAAAGACCGCACCGCCTTTACTTTCTTGGCGGGCGATCCTTTCTTTCAGCTTCAAGCCGTAGCATTGGCTCTCTTGCGTGTAGTGCGCTTGGCGGCAGACTTTCTCGTGCGCTTGGACGTGGTGGTAGGAGCGGCAGAGGCGGGGCTACATGGGAGTAGGGTCAGAACCATCGGGGACGGTGGCGGGCGCCTTGCTTCTGCCGTGTCAAGAGATTGTCGGAGCAAGGCGCTTGCCACCGCCCCACATCTAACCCCTACCATGTAGTCCACCTCTCCCACTCCTCCACACCCAAGCACACGAAAAAGCCGCCATGCGCACAGCAAGAGAGCCAATGCGCACAGCGGCTAAATGATGGACTGCCCTAAAATGATGTAGGGGTGGGCTTGGGAGAGAGGGATTACTCTACCACAATGCAACTTTACCAGCTGCACCCATATCTAAAAAAGCAGGAATATTCATCGCTTTGAAGATACGAGCCATGGTACTAAATGTTATACCGTGACCACGCTCTAATCTTGAAATTTGCGATTTCTGCACACCTATCTTTTCACCAAGTTGTTCTTGTGTAAGATTATTAGCCTTTCGTGCTTGTTTAATCGCTTCCCCCATTTTGTATTCCTGGTATGCTTCCTCTACTTTTTTTTCGAAAGCATCTCTCTTTGGCGTACCAATTTTGCCAAAGAACTCATCTTGCATTTCATCAAATGATTTCAACTTCAGATCTTCCATATTACTTTCCTTTCTTTTGTTTCTTGTTATTAAAGTAGATTTCCTTCAATTTTTCAGCTTTTGCTATTTCTTTTGAAGGAGTTTTTTGAGTTTTCTTTATAATGCCGTGCGTTGCAACAATCAGTGTATCGGATTCTGTATCCCAAAAGGCAAATAAGCGATACGCTATTTTTTGATACAACGTTCGAAATTCCCATATACCATCTGAGTTTTCCAATTTTTTGAATAACTCATTGTTTATTTCGCCATATAATACGCGACGTATATTATAATAGATTTTTTCTCTTGCACTATCAGGAATTGATTTTAGAAACTCCTGAGCATCAATGGCAAAAGCTATTTTGAATTTTGGTTCAGCCATAATGGATTGTTTATAGTTGCAAAGTTATGAAAAGTAGATAATATAGGAAACAAATTGGGGAGTTTTTTATCTCACCCCACCCAACGAAATACCCCCATAAAAATCATGCTGCGGGAACTTTTCACAGCCGATATACAGCGTATCGAAAGCATCTGTGCCATCGGTGCGATGCTCCAACAAGTCCTCCTCTGATTCAGGATTCTTCTCCGTAGACTTGTTTTTGCGGAAACCATTTCGACTACGTTCCACGCCAGCGGACTGAATGGCAAGAATAAGATCGTCATTGTTCTGGCGATTGAAATAAGGCATGAGCCGTTGCTTGCCTGAAAAGCCTTGATTGATGAGCAAATACTTTTCATCATGGCGCATGGGGTTGCCAAGATACACATCTTGCACACTCCAACCGTGGCGTTCAAACTCATGCACAACTACCCAATGAAAATCTTGGTCGTTCACAGCATAGTTAGAACCAAGAGCGGTGGCATCATAGTAATAGATGACAGTGTGGTTGGCATGGGGCGCATAGTGTGTGCAGAAGTCTGCAATGAACGCAGGAATTTTACGCTCAAATTTTAGATCAGCCGTCGTATGCAGTGGACCTCTTCACATAATGACGAAATATTGCATCGGAACTTCCTCGTTTGTCTAATGATCTCATCCCATTAAGGGATTATGTATGCGAGTGTGCTGCTGCAATAAGGTTACACACTCGTCTTCTTAAAACGTTTTCGTAACTATTCAGCGGTAGCAAATTTCCATAGTCGTTGAATATGATATTTTGCG